AGGCACAGGCGTTGCCGCAGGTACAACTGCCGCAAATGCAAACAAGCCGTACTTGATAACTTCGCAAAGAGATTTGGCTGCTACATTTGGAACACCGTTCTTTTACAGTACATCAGCTGGAACTTCAATTAACGGATACGAACTTAACGAATATGGACTGCTTGCGGCCTATAGTACATTAGGTGTAAGCAATAGAGCATACGTACAAAGAGCAGATGTTGATCTAAGTCAACTTACTGCAACATTAACACGTCCAACCGGCGACCCAGCAAACGGAGTATACTGGTTTGATACAAGTGTAAGTGCATTCGGAATATTTCAATGGTCTGAAACAACACAAACATTTACTAATTACGTGCCAACAGTAATAACAAAAACTGCTGATTTAGTTGGAGGGGTTTCAAGTGGTGTGCCATTAGCAAGCATAGGTAGCATCGGCGATTATGCAGTAAACGTAACAAACACTAATAATCCTGTGTATTATAAGTCACCAGGAAATGCTGTAAGTTCGCCAGTAGTGACGGCTAACAGTTGGGTGCTCGTAGGCAGCGACGCATGGAAGAATTCATGGCCAACAATAACTGGGACTGCTACAAATCCAACTATAACTGCTGGCAACAGTGCCGTATTTAATGATATAAGTGTTACTTCTTCTGGTACAAGTCTAACCACAGTGGCATCTGATATTAACGGTGCAAGTATACCGGGTGTAAAAGCTACAGTAGTAGATGGAAAATTAAACGTCTACGTTGATTCTAATGGTAGCAATGACGGCTCAACTGATAATGGTAATGGAATATTAATGGTTGATGACGGAAACAATAGTACCTTACTAACAGAAATTGGAATACCAACAAGCACTGCAAGAGGCGACAAGCCTTATTATGCTCCAGTATTGCATTTTGGAAAAAACTATGATAATCCAAGTTGGCAAACATCTGCTACAGAGCCGCATCCAACAGGATCAGTTTGGGCAAAACAAAACAATGTCAATCTTGGTGCAAATTATGTTATTAAACAATATTCAAGTGCAACCGATACATTTTCAACACTGACAAATCCATCTTATTCAAGTGATGAAAGTGCAAACAAAAATTTAGATCCAGCAGGCGGAGGCTTAAACATCACTGCAGGTTCGTTGTATACACAGTCAAATGTGAATGGAGATGATACATTTACACATAAGTTTCTTGAAAGATACACGACAGGTGCAACCTTAGTTACAGGAACAACAACAACACCAGCATTTGTTGCTGAAGAAACTTTTACAATACAAGCAAGTGCAAAAGGTACTACAACACTTACTAGTGCGGTTACTGCAACTTTGAAAGGCACAACTGCAACTGATTTTGTAACTGCATTTACTGCCGCAAATGTAGCAAACACGACTGCAAGAGTTCTTTCCACTGGTGCAGTTCAAATTGAACATACACAGGGTGGCGTAATTTTTCTAGTAGATACAAGTGGTACTCCAGTTACAGATGCAGGATTTACAAATGCAGTCACTACTGGACAAGTAAGAGCTGCAGCCGGAAGTGGTGTGAGTTTAAGTAACTGGATTCCGTTAGGATTTGGACTAACTCCAGTATACACTGCAGGTACAACTGCACCTAGTGTGGATCCAGCAGACGGAACCAACTGGTACTTTAGTGCTACTGCTGAAAATGACATAATGATTATGAGTGGCGGTACCTGGAAAGGTTACCAAAATGTAACTGCTGACCAGAGAGGCTTTAATCTTTCAAATACAAGTCCAGATGGACCAATAGTAAGTTCTCTTGCTCCTACAAAGCAAAGTGATGATAGTGCATTGGTTTACGGAGACTTATGGATATCAACTGCTGATCTTGATAACTGGCCTATAATTTACAGATGGCAGAGTGTCGAATCAGTTGATCAATGGGTATTATTAGACAACACCGACCAAACTACACAAAATGGAGTGTTATTTGCTGATATGCGTTGGGCAGATGATGGATCAACAGATCCGATTACTGGTGATATTGACACTATTAAAACTTTATTAACAAGTGACTATGTTGATTTAGATAAACCAGATCCTGCACTTTATCCTGAAGGTATACTAGCGTTTAATACTAGACGTAGCGGATTTAATGTAAAGTCTTATCAAGTAGATTATTTTAATCAAACTGACTTTCCATTTGCTACATACGGTGCATTGCCGACAGTAAAAGATGCGTGGGTAACAGCAAGTCTCAATAACAGTGATGGATCACCTAGCATGGGTAGAAAAGCAGTGAGAAATATTGTGGTAGCTGCCTTAAAAGCTGGTATTGACGGAACACAAGAGTTACGTGAAGAACAAAAAATATACAACTTATTATGTTGTCCAAACTATGAAGAGGTTGCAACTAACCTAGTTGCACTTAACAATGAGCGTAACAATACCGGCTTTATCCTAAGTGATACTCCGATGCGTTTAGCAGATACAGGCACAGACATTACCAATTGGGCAACCAATGCAAATGGCGATGGCCTAACAACTGCTGATCCATACTTTGCAGTATTTTATCCAAGTGCTCAAACAACTGACTTATCAGGAACAACAGTTGTTGTACCGCCAACACATATGATGCTTAGAACCGTTGTGCGTTCAGATGATGTTGCTTTTCCTTGGTTAGCACCAGCAGGTACTAGACGTGGTACTGTAGACAATGCAAGTCAATTAGGTTATGTAAACGCAACTACAGGTGAGTTTACGCAAACTGCTGTAAGACAAGGGTTAAGAGATACTCTGTATGAGAATTCAATAAATCCAATAACATTTATTCCAGGATCGGGTATACTGAACTACGGTAATAAAACTACGTTTACAGGTAGTTCACTAGACAGAATAAACGTTGCAAGACTTGTAGCGTTCATTAGAGGAAGACTAGAAACTATTGGTAAGAACTTTGTATTTGAGCCAAATGATACTACAACACGTGATGAGATAAAGAACAGCGTAGAGAGCTTGATGATTGATCTAGTAGCAAAGCGTGGTATATATGACTTCTTGGTAGTATGTGATGAATCAAACAACACACCAACAAGAATTGATGCAAATGAATTATATGTTGATGTTGCAATTGAACCAGTTAAAGCAATTGAATTTATTTACATACCAGTTAGAATTAAGAACACAGGCGAGATAGCAGCCGGTAATGTAGCCAGCTCAGCCGCAGTTTAAAGTACTTTAAATAAAGAAAAATGAGGTTTAGGCCTCATTTTTTTGTGGCGAAATTTAGATAAATAATATTTGTAATAAGGAGAATTAGAAAATGGCCGTATCATCGCTAACAAGAATGACTGTGCCTTTGGCATCAGACCAATCAAGTCCTACGCAAGGACTGTTAATGCCAAAACTAAAATACCGCTACCGGGTGGTATTTGAAAATCTTGGCGTGTCTACACCTAGAACAGAACTTACTAAACAAGTAATGACTTTTACTAGACCGACTATAAACTTTGAAGAAATCGAAGTACCAATTTACAACAGTAGAATTTATCTTGCTGGACGTCAAACATGGGACGCTGTATCAGCAACATTTAGAGATGACGCTGGTGGGAACGTAAGTAGATTGATTGGTGAGCAAATTCAAAAGCAAATGGATACACTAGAACAAGCATCAGCAAGTTCAGGTATTGACTACAAATTTACTACACGTTGTGAAGTATTAGATGGTGGTAACGGAACAAGCACACCAAACGTACTTGAGACTTGGGAATTATATGGTTGCTTCTTAGTAAACGCTAACTATGGTGACTTAGATTACGGTTCAAACGATCCAGTAACTATTGAAACATCAATACGTTATGACAACGCAGTACAGACACCACTTGGAACAGGAATCGGAGCAACAGTAGGAAGAACACTGGGTGACGTCGTAACTGGCTAATTAAGTTAGAGGAGTAACTTATGGCTTTCGGTGAAGACTTTCTCAAAGGATTCTTTGGTAACGATTTCTTAAAAGACTACGCACATGCGAGTAAGACTTTCCGTAGTAATAACGGAGCCCTTTCTCCACGTCGTAAATTTCTATTCCACGTAGTCTTCAGTCTAAATATACAGCAAATACCACAGTTAGCAAATGTTTTTCAAACCGACGACTTACAAAATTTAAATTTACTTGTTAAAGAAATTACACTTCCTGCTTATAAGTTTTCAGTTGAGACAATGAATCAGTACAACCGAAAACGTAAGGTTCAGACACAGATTGAATACAATCCAATAACCTGTATAATGCATGATGATGCAAGTGATTTAAGTAGAACACTTTGGTATAATTACTTTTCATACTACTACAAAGACGCTAGCCAAAAGTACTTTGATGCAGCAGTTACCAATGGAAGTTTAGGGCCTAACGCACAAGGTGTTGACCCAGGAGCTGCCTTTCCATATGGATTTAGAGATATCTACACACAAGACAGAGAAATAAACGACTGGGGTTATATCGGTGAAAGTTATATGGATGGTGCACGGCAAGGTAAGCCAGCATTTTTCCGCGACATAACAATTTTTGGAATGAACGATCACAAGTGGGCAGCTTATACTCTTATAAATCCAATCATTAGTAGTTTTGAACATGATACTTACAATTACTCAGAAGGTGCAGGTATTATGCAAAATACTTTTACCTTTGATTATGAGACTGTAAAATATTATAGCGGAGCACTAACCGGCGCCAAACCCGATGGTGCGATACCTAGCTTTGCTAATCCAGGAAACTACGACACTAAACCAAGTCCATTAAGTCGTCCTGGTAGTGCC